GCAAAGGAAAGGTTGAAGTGATTAATAACACTATTAGAGTTACACAGGTGCGACGAGACAGGCAAGACATAAATAAGTGGAGAAGAGCAACCGTTTATGCTGAAAGTGCAACAGAAACAAGGTATCACCTGTATGAGATATACAAAGATTGCATGATTGATACAGTTCTAAAGTCGAGCATAAACAAAAGGATAGGGGCAATTACGAATACCAAGGTTGCCTACATTACTAAAGATGGGAAACATGACGAACAACTCACTCTTCTTGCACGCCAAAAATATTTCAAAACAATGCTAACTGAAATGATTAACGCTAAGTTTTGGGGATTTTCTTTGGTTCAACCGTTCTGGCCAAGCCCCAAAGAAAATATTAAAGTTGGTGAAACAGAATTAATTGATAGAAGACATGTAAAGCCAAAACTGGGAATTGTTTCTAAAACTATGAGTGGTACAACAGGTCATAAGTTTTATGAAAAACCAATTAGCGATTATACTATATACGCTGGTGATAAAGACGATTTAGGCTTATTGCTTGGCGCTGCGTTTTGGGTAATTCTTAAGCGCGGAGGCGTAGTGGATTGGGCTCAATTTGTGAGCGAATATGGTTTTCCGGCGGTCATTGCAAAATACAACAATGAAGAGACAAGAAAAGCCATGAATGAAATTTTTGAGACGGCTGGCTCTGCATTGAAACTAACTGTTCCAATGGATGCGGATATTGATTTGAAAGACTTTCAAGCTGGCAGCAACTCTGACCTATTCGACATACTGAGAAAGGCGTGTAACGAAGAGATCACAATTGGAATTTTAGGGCAAACAGAAACAACCACCTCAAGCGCAAGTTCGGGGTACGCCCAAAGTAAAACACACGAGGGCGTCCTCAAGAGCATACACGAAGACGACAGAGATGACATCGAAGCAATTCTTAACGATCAGGTAATATCTTACCTTCAATGGCTTGGATGGAATGTGCCTGACGGTGAGTTTAAGTTTGTTACTGAAGACGATATGTCGCTAGAAAAGAGAATTAAAATAGACGACAATCTTCGTAATATTATTGATGTGCCGGAAAAATACTTTTATGATAAGTATGGCATTCCGAAGCCTGATAAAAAAGAAAGCGTTGTGCCTAAACAATCAAATAACAAAGATTTTTTTTAGCCAGCCCTCCGCTGATGAGGGCAGCTGAGAACTACAGTATTAATTGTTCTTTTTACAAGGACAAAACTGTTAATCTTGCTGATTCAGATTTTAAAAATAATCCTTATAAGCTTAATAAGAAGATTGCTGAAAGCACGTTTAAACGGCGTTTTAGCGGTGGTAAAATTAACCCTGACTTATACAACTATTACTATAATAAGCTAACTAAAGCAGTAGAAGAAGGCGGCATAAAGCTGCAGGCCGAATACGGTGAAATCAACTGGGAGTTTCAACAAAACTTGCGGTACAATGTTGCTTCTTTTAGTGCGTTTAAAGCTTTCAAGTGTGGAGAATCTCTTGAAGCTGTCCTGTTTAACAAAGATGGCACTAAAAAAGAATTTGCGCAGTTTTACAAGGATGCTCAAGGCGTTTTGGATAATTACAATAAAAACTGGTTACGGGCAGAATACAACAGAGCTGTAAGGTCTGCGAGAATGGCAGCTGATTGGCAAAATTACCAGGAAACAAAACATCTATACCCAAACCTTAGGTATATTGCTGTTAATGACGAGCGTACAAGAGCTGAGCACGCCAAACTTAATGGAGCAATATATCCTATTGATCATCCATTTTGGGATGAACACTTTCCACCCAACGATTGGGGATGTAGGTGCACAGCTGTAAGAACATCAGAGGCTGTTAATATGATTCCTGGAATAGCTTTAAAATCTGACTTTGCAAATAACCCGGGTAAAACTGGAAAAATCTTTACGCCAGATCATCCCTATATTGCGACTACTTCAGAAGCGTACAAAGGACAAATTCAGAAGTTTGTAGAAGGTCGAGTAGCTTCTGTAACAACAATAAAACAGGCGCACAAGCAATTTTCAGCCTACAATACAAACGAATGGATACCTGCTTATTTCAACTCGCTGAACGGTGGATATAATGTATATCATAAAGGTCACAATATAAACAAAAAAAGCAAAGGTTGGAAATACGAAAAAACCACAGGGAAGTTACTAGCAAACCAAGGGTATCGCGTAGAATTTTTAGATGAATCAGCAAACTATAAAGGTGGCAAGCCTGATTTAAGGTTTATAGGACAAACATGGGATGTAAAAAGTGGGTTTAGCTCTAACGAAGACACGCTGCGACGTTATATTAGAGACACAAAACTAAAAGCCGACAATCTAGTTTTTTTGACGACAGAACAAAATAAGGGAGCGATAATAAATGCTACAAACAGAGAGCGAGGGAGAGACTCAGATTTAATTCTAAAGGTATATTATATAACTGAAGAAAATGGGTTGTTGAAATTTGTAAAATAAATAAGGGTAGCAAAGCTACCCCAGGTGGAGTAAGATGTCAGTCTTACCTCAATGTTTAACGACATGCTGCAAAGATAATAAAATATAAATACAAAAGTCAAGTAAAATGGCAAAAAACTTTAAATATCTTCAAAGAGACTTTAACAAATTCCAACGGAAACTAGCGTTATTTGAGGCTAACGACTTTCCATACATCGTAGCAACAGAGGCGGAGAATCATTACAGAGCTTCATTCCAAAATCAAGGTTTTACTGATAGATCATTAAAGCCTTGGAAAGCACGCAAAAATAACAAGGACTCCGGAAGAGCAATTTTATTGAAAACTGGCGAACTGCGAGACAGCATTAAAGCTATCCCAAGCCCTAAGCTTGTACGCGTTGTCTCTGACAAAGCTTATGCTAAAGTACACAATCAAGGAGGCAGAGCCGGCAAGGGATTGTCTGCAAAAATTCCACAACGTCAATTTATGGGAGACTCGGAGGTTCTTAGCGCCAAAATACTTCATAAAGCAAACATTAGTATTCATAAAATCTTTAAAACAACAATAGGATGAAAGATTTATATCTAGCAATCGAAAGTAAACTCAAAACAGAAGTGGCAGCCATTAAGTGGATAGATTTTGACCGAGATCAACTCTTGGGTCAAGATAACGACAAGCCTGTTGATTATCCTTGTGTTTTGATAGATTTCCCTAATACTCCCTATAGCAACAAAAGCCAAAACACACAAATAGGAGAACCTACAATCATCTTACGCGTTGCTTTTCGGAGGTATGACCGCACACATGACAAGCGCAGCGATAATGCTTCATTGGGCTTCCTAGACACTTTGCAGAACATATATACTGCACTGGAAGGAATGGAGGGCGAGAACTTTTCGCCACTGAACCGTACTAATCAACGGCGAATAATTCGCCCGGATATTATATTATATGAAATCCATTTTGATTGCGCTTATTACGACAATACAGCACAGAACGTAATAGAATTTACTACAGCTCCTGCTAACATCATTGGAGATATGCCTGATCCGCCAAGTCCTCCGCAACCAACTTATGAAGCGGAAACAGAAGCGTTATGGTTACGATTAAGCACGGTTCCATCAACGGCGTGGAAAGATGCGGCTAACTCCTTAATATCTTCTTTAAAAGCTGCAGGAATTTGGTCTAAGCTAGACGTTCTGAACGTATATGCATTTCACGACGCTACTGACGCACTATTAAATTGGATTAAAGATAGTCATAATAACGTAGCATACAACAGCCCCGCGTTCACTGCTAAACAAGGATATAAAGGAGACGGTATAAGTTCATACATAGACATGAATTTTAATCCAAACATAGAAGCTGAGAATTTTGCTCTTAACGATAATAGTATTCTAATGCATATAGAAACAGACAGCGCAGGAAGTGGTATAGAGCCTTATTTAGGTGTTAGAACCTCTCCACAAATAACTATTATGAAGTACTCAACTAATCGCACTTTAATTCGTAATAATAGCACAGATTTTATTTATCCAGCAATTACTGGCGCAGGGTTTTATTCTATGAGCAGAGTAAACTCTTCCAACATCTCTTTTTATAAAGATGATACTAGCTACACTTTGCAGGCAATGCCATCCATAGCAATCCCTGACGGAAACATCTATGTGTTTTGTTATAATCAATACAACATTCCTACAAGCTTTAATAGTGCAAGGATGTCCGTAATTGCTATTGGTTCAAGTATTACGGAAGAAGATTATGACACATTCAGAGTCGCATTTGAAACCTATTTATCAACCATTCAAACCCTATAATTATGCCAAAAGTATTATTTATTGAAAAAGGTCAAGAAGACCAATACTGCCTGAAACAAGGCAGGTTCGCACTAAAACCCATTGAATATAAAGAGGGCTTCGGTTTGCCAATTGAAGCCCTGAAAAACAAGCATTATGCGTTTGCTTATGATTTGATCATAAACTTACCTATTGCTGAAGTTACACCAATAGAAACAGAAACATATGATTAAAACAACTACAGCATTACCAAACCAAAGCATTATGGACATTGTCATACAGGAATATGGCGACCATAGGGCATATTTTGAGTTTTGCCAGCTTAACAATCTCAGTTTAAACGAAGTATTAACCCCAGGAACTACACTTAAGGTGGATACAGATTCTAAGTACTACAACGCCCAGAAGTTAAGACAAATTGGCGGCAACAAGGTCGGCACTTACTTTCCTAGCAACGGAATTCTTGTAGGACAAGGATCGGTACTTACTACTTTGAGTGGAACTCCTATAATTTATATGTAACATGAAAGAAAAATATTTAACGCAATTACCGGAAGAAAGCACCGGACAAAAAGTAGGAGATTACTTTTTGATTGAAAACGTGACTGATGGCACAAGAAAAATCATCAGCACTAAAGTTGATTTGTCGAAAATGACAACAGGTTCTGACCAAACAAAGGCTCTGTTCCGAGTCAAGGCCGATGGCACTCCAGAATTTATTTACAGGCACAATGTGCTGCCTCGTATTTTCGCTGCAAATGATGATTTTATTATTTTAGAGACTAATGCCACTGCTATTGAGTTCAATAGACTAATTAGCAGCCTCGGCATTTCTCAACCAGATCAACACACGTTTAGTATTAGTGAGCAAGGAATTTATGACTTTATTATAAAAGTCAATGGCAATGTGAGCCAGGCCACTAATATTTATGTTTATTATCAGTATAGCACCGATGATGGTAACACATGGACAAACAGTCCAGAAGGCATTCAAAAAGCTATCGACACTCAAACCTTGGCCGAGTGGAGCTTCAGCAAGTTGTGTGCTGAAGGTGAACAAATTCGGTTTTATGTTAAAGCCGACCAGCCAACAGAGGTAACTGGTGCTGTTGTCCCTGGCACAAGTATTATCGTGCCCGCGGCTCAAATACAAATTATTCAACGCTAATTAGAGGCACAAAAAAACCTGCTAAAAAGCAGGTTTTTTTATTTGCGCAATTGCTTTGCAACTGCTTTTTAACTGCTACCAAA